ATGACCGATCGCCCAGTCGAAGGGGACCATCCTGATTACAGTCCTGTTCCTGATAACGTCAAAAACGACCAGCCAGGGCAAACCGGTAGAGACCAGAAAGACGATACTGGCTCAGCACCTGAATCTGGTGATAAACAGCCATAACAAAAACTAACCGCCTACGGGCGGTTTTTATTGCCATTTCGCTGGACATTACAGCAGGCATTCACTGAGTGCCTGTTATAATGACGTTAAAGGATATCTACAAACGAGAAGCTTTATGCGTGACGTTATGCTCTTCGGTGAGGGCTGGAACGGTGAAGTAAGAAAAGTGGCAGACGGGGTATATCGTTATTACTACACCCCCGAAGAAAACGATCAGCGCCATCGCGAAGCCGTTTTCTCAATTTTAGAGTATCGATCTTTCAGTGGTAAAAATTACTGGATTGGGTTTCCGGTTATCGAGCCGTCTCTATCTGATATTGAATGGGCCATTATGAAATATAAGCCTGCGCCCGTTTCGTAGTTCAAGTTTTGACTCAAGTTAGCCTCGCTTACGCGGGGCTTTTTATTGTGCTTCGTACGCGCACCCCAAAGAGAGTCTTTCAGTCGTGAGCCTGGGGAAACCGTTTCTCTCGGGCGGCTGTCCCGTACGACAGGCTCACATCTAAAAGGAAATCCAATGAAAAAATTATCGCTAAAGCAGGCGATGCTAGGCATGCGTGTCGTTCTTACCGATAACGGCACGATCATCAAAAGCCCTGCTGGTTCAGCTGAGTACGACCTCAAAGGCCGCCGTATTAAAGTTAACGGCTACCCTGAATATTTCCCCGGTCAGTTGTGTGTGAAGGATAAGCGCACACCAAAACGCGTCACTATGGACATGACCAATGGCATGCTCACGGTTCGCGACGGCGATGGGACCCTTCGAGTGCAGATGGGTAAGGTATTCATCAGTGATGCGTCTATTCAACCCTTTAAAATCCAGTCAGCCAACATCGGTGACAGAATCATGTCCGGCCAGGATGCTGGTTGGCACCTGAATAAATCAGGGGTGCTGAATGATGGTGGCAGTAGCGTCACCAAATGCCACCTGTCTGACGACATGCGCGAAGCTGTACTTGATGCGGTTCGCAACAGCGATTTGTTCCAGTCACTGGTGGAACAAGTGAATGTGCAATCAGCTGCCCACGCTTCAACTGTGATTAGCCTTCAGAAGGGAATAGAGCAGGCACTAAACGATACTATCCGCAACGCACTGCAGCCGGGCGGTTTGTTGTATCGCGCCTCCCGTTAATACCTGGAGCATCTATGCGAATAACCGTGCTTGATGATGATCCTGGTCGGAAGATTAACCCTGACCGGGAGCGATATGCCGTTTATCTCGATGGTGTTGAGGTTAAACACGTCTTTACTGCAGATGATGAAAAAGGCGAGGTGATTGCCGCTGTACCCGATGAGCGCGGATATATGACAGCAGAGAACGGCGAGGTGAAGCGGCAAACGCTTCACGGAACAGTCACCATAGAACGTCGGTAAACCCCGTGGAGAAATTATGCAGGTCACTATTGATGGTGTCCCGTTTGTGCCTGCCTGCGCTTCGGTGTCTCGAATTGGTATTGCCATCACCACGCACAACCGCGCTGACGCCTTGAAACGAGCGCTTGAGCAGCACTTGAAGCATCTGCCCACCGGCGCGCTGGTAGTCGTTATCGATGATGGTTCAAAACCTGCAGCGGTAGTTTCCGATGGCGTGCAGCTGCTTCGCCATGAAATATCCCTGGGCATTGTTGCTTCGAAGAACGCCAGTCTGTCAGCCCTGATGGATGCCGGGTGCGAACATCTTTTTCTTTGGGATGATGATGTCTGGCCGATTTCCGATAACTGGCATATGCCTTACATCGAATCACCTGAGCCACACCTGGCTTACCAGTTTCTCGATCTGGCTGGCCGCAATAAGCTGAATGACCTTTCGGTGCTTTACCGTGACGATCGGCATGTGGCGTACACCGGTCAGCGCGGTGTGATGCTCTATTACCACCGCAGCGCCATCGAGAAGGTGGGCGGATTCGATCCCGTTTATGGTCGTGGTATGTACGAACACAGCGACCTCGCCCTGCGCATCCATAACGCCGGACTGACTACGTGGGCTTACGCTGATGTCGTCGGTTCAGAAAAGCTGATTCATTCTCTTGATGAGCATGAGGCCGTGGAGCGTTCGGTGCCGAGGCCAGACCGTCAGGCGCTGGTAGAACGTAACGTAAAAATCCACAACGAACGGCGTGATGCCGGGTTTACCGGTTATGTGGAGTACCGGCGTCAGCGCGACGTGGTTATCAGTACACTACTGACCAGCCAGCCTGACCCGCAGCGCGGTACGAAAATGACAGCCTCACCTGACATGCTGGCCGGGTGGGCAGCTTCACTTCGGCAGTGTGTCCGTGTCGTGCTGGTGGATGAACTGCAGGCGGCCCCGGCAAACGTTGAGCTTTGCCGCGTTCCTGACGTGAAGATGAATGCCTACTTCCGGCGCTGGCTGCACATCTGGCAGCACCTGCGTGATCACCCTGAATATCGTTTCGTCTGGTGTACCGATGGTACCGATGTCGAAATGCTTCGCGCGCCGTGGGAAGAAATGCAGCCCGGGAATATTTACGTTGGTTCTGAGCCGAAGACCTACGCAGACACCTGGGCGAAACAGAATCATCCTGAGCGTATCTATCAGGAATTCATTGAAGCGCACCGCGGTGATGTGATGCTTAACGCTGGTCTTCTGGGTGGCACCCGCGCTGATGTAATGGCGTTCGCTCATGGCATCGTCCGTCTTTACTACCGGATCGAGAGTTATCGCTTCTGGAAAAAAGAAGAGGCTGGCGCCGCGGTGGGTGACATGCTGGCGTTCGGTATTATCGCGCAGTCATTCGCGGACAGACTGGTTACCGGCCCTCAGGTTCACACCGTATTCAAAACAAACGGTATCGGGAAGGAGTACGCCTGGTGGAAACACAAATGAAGTTTGTTGTGGTTGGTCACCATGCTCGTTTTGCCTCAGCTGCATTACTGGCTGGCGAACTTGGTGCCAACCTCCTTATTGATGAGGGGAATCACGGCGCGAACTGGAATCATCGGCGCGCTATCGAATGGGCCGCTGAACAATCTTGCCGGGTGGTTGTGCTGGAAGACGACGCGCTGCTGGTGCATGGATTCACTGGAAAGGTAGCTGACTGGCTTAACCGCTTCCCTGATTCGCTCATCAGTTTCTATCTCGGTACCGGCCGCCCGCCGCAGTATCAGCTTGAGATAGCCACGAAGCTTATCGCCGCTGACCGGGAAAGGACCGATCACATCACCATGCAGCGCCTGATACATGCTGTGTGTTACTGCGTACCGCAGAAGCTTATCCCGAAGATGCTGACGCGCTGGGATGCCGGCAAGCCCGCTGATTACGCAGTGGGCGATGCCTGCGGCGGCCCGGTGATTTATCCGTGTTACTCGCTGGTGGATCATGCTGACGGGCTGCCGGTTGAGAAGCATCCCGACAGACAACCGCGTCGCGAACGCCGCCGCGCATGGAGGTTATATGGCTAAGCTGACCACCCTGAAGCCACGCCTGAAAGTTATCGATACGCGCCGTATCAAACCTGTTTACGGTGAGCAGCGGCGTATCAGCGGCAGCGCCCGTGTCGGTCTTAAGCGGCGCATCTGGGTTCGGGATGGTGCGCATTGCTGCTTATGTCGCCGTGCTGTTGACCTGCATGAAAGCGAGCTGGATCACCGTATCGCGCTGCAGTTTGGTGGCGATAACTCTGAACGCAACCTCTGGACGCTCTGCATCGAATGTCACACCGGAAAGTCGGCGCGTGAAGCGGCAACCGGGCAGTCTGATGACGAAGCGCTGCGGCATGACGTGCCGGATGACGAGCAGGGGGCTGATTTTGTGGCCATCTAAGCAGGATGGTAAGTATTCTCATCAACCGGGGGGGGTGGGGCCGGAGGTAAACATCGACCGCGCCGGACACCGCGCCCCCTCTCACGCACAGAAAAAATTCCCCTCTGGAGGGTGTAAACATGTTAACAGCGCAGAAGCGAAAGTTTGCCGTCGCGCTGATGTCCGGCAGGTCTAAAAAAGATGCGGCAATAAAGGCGGGATATTCTGAGAAGTCCGCACGGTCAAAGGGTTCGCAGCTTGCAAAAGACCCGGAGGTCATCGCGTTTATTGAACGTAAGAAAAAGGAAGTGATCGAGACAGACGACGAGCCGAGCTATCGTCGAAATGTTTACACCCCAGCGGTAAACAGTCCTGAAAAAAACAATGCTGCAGCGACACCGCCAGTTGCGCCATCAGTCGCGGGTTCGTTCGATGATCCGCTCAAATTTCTGATGGCTGTGATGAACGATGCATGTGAAGAAATTGACGTCAGAAAGGATGCGGCAAAGGCCATGCTTCCCTATATCCACCCCAAAAAGGGTGAAACAGGGAAAAAGGATGCGCGCAACGCTGCTGCAAAAGTGGCTGCTGGTGCCAGCAAGTTCGGTGCCATGGCTCCACCAAAACTTGTCGTGAACAACAAGGGGTAACGTATGGCGCAGTGGTCTACAGCCTGTATGGACTGGGAAGCGCGCCTGGTTGCCGGCGAGTCCATTATTCCGCCACCGATATTTCCTGATCAGGCGGAGCAGGCGCTGGGCATCTTTCGTGAATTGCGGGTTTCAGACCTGCCGGGCAAACCGACCTTCGGTGAGTGTTCTGAAGAATGGGTGTTCGACTTCGTGAAAGCCATCTTCGGTGGCTACGACGCCGAAACGGGCAACCAGCTGATTCGCGAATACGGCCTGCTGATATCGAAAAAGAACACCAAATCAACCATCGCAGCAGGCATCATGCTGACCGCGTTGATCCTCTGCTGGCGGGAAGATGAAGAACACCTGATTCTGGCACCCACCAAAGAGGTGGCCGATAACAGCTTCAAGCCCGCCGCCGGGATGATACGTGCCGACGATGAGCTGTCAGATATGTTCCAGATTCAGGACCACATCCGCACCATTACGCACCGGGTGACGCGAAATACACTGAAAGTGGTGGCCGCTGATACGGACACTGTATCCGGCAAGAAGTCAGGGCGGATTCTGGTTGATGAGCTCTGGCTTTTTGGTAAACGCGCCAATGCTGAGGCGATGTTTATGGAAGCGCTGGGCGGTCAGGTGTCACGTAATGAGGGGTGGGTAATCTATCTCACCACGCAGAGCGATGAGCCGCCGGCGGGCGTGTTCAAAGAACGCCTTGATTACTGGCGCGCTGTCCGCGACGGCAAAATTGATGACGTTAAAACACTGGGCATTCTTTACGAATTCCCGGAACGCATGGTGGAAAGCCGGGCTTTCCTTTCACCTGAAAACTTCTACATTACCAACCCGAACATCGGGCGCTCGGTCAGCGCGGAATGGATAGCTGATAATCTGCGCAAGAACCAGGCGAAAACGGACGGCACACTACAGCAGTTCCTGGCGAAGCACCTCAATATTGAGATTGGACTGAACCTGAGAAGCGACCGCTGGGCTGGCGTCGATTTCTGGGAGCAGCAGGCGCAGCATGTCAGCTTTGAAGATTTGCTGCGCCGTGCCGAAGTGATCACCGTCGGTATAGATGGCGGCGGCCTCGATGACCTTCTGGGCTTC